ATCTTATCAATTTTCATAATTATTTTTTCCTTTTCTGTTTCTTTTTTATCTTATTCTTATTAACTGTTTCTTTGTCCTCTTTTGGTAAATTTTTTTGTAAAAATTCTGTAAATTGATTTTTAAATTCTCTATCTTCTCCTGGTTGCAATGTCAGGTCATCATAGTTGGCATCCGCTATTAGTTTTTGTTTTATTGTTGTTTGTTTTTTTTCTTTCTGGATTCTCCTAATAAAAGCATAATAGATTATTTGTGTAAAATATGCAAATGGATTGTTAGATTTAACTGGATTAAAATTATCAAGGTACTGTAGGCAATTCTCTATACCATCACTTATCATATCGTCCCTATAAGTATAATTAATAAAGTTAGGTCTAAATGATAGGTGGTTGGCAATTTTTAAAAAACATTCACCAACATAGTCTGGTACTCTTGGTTTGATTTGTTTGGTTCTTTTAGATTTGTTAACAGATTTACGATACTCAACCATTGCGGCCAAGAATTCCTTATTGTTAACATAATGTTCTGGTTTCTTTTTTATTGTCATAATATCCTCACTATACTAGGTTTTTTTAAAAAAGTCAATGTTCATTCCACACTTGACAATTGAAAAATTTTGGTTATAATAGGGGTGTCCGCCTTTGAGGAGAATACCTAGTGGATTGTTGGATCCTTTTCATTCAAATCCTCTTCAAAATCTTTAAATATATCATTTAACTTTCTATTCTCTTCTGGCGAAAGTGGCTTTTGTTTATAAAAATCACTCTTCTTTGGTTTATCCATCTTATCATAATCACTAGCTAAATGATGATAACTTGTATTCATTTCAGAAGAAGCTATGGTGATTGTCATTATCTTGTCTTTTGGTATTGTTATAATATTATCATTGGTATAATTAGTCCAACGAATCAAAGCAATAAAATCTCTTAATCCTAGATTGGTCATTTGTGGTACATACTTAATTTGTAATGGTTTATATAATCTCAATAACGGCGAATTTTCAGGCATTTGTTCCTTGCCTTCAGGAATCTTCGCAACTATATCGTCACCATTAACTAGTTTAATTATTTTGATTTGTTTATCTAGGTTTTGATTCTGCATTGTTTAACTCTACATTGTGGATTTCATAATCAAAGTCTTCTTCATTGTATATATTTATCCTTTCCCTAAAATGAGATAGGGTGTAATTTTCCTTTTCGTTATATGTTAAATCGTCTGCAATATCGTATAGAGTGGCATGAGATTTGTTATCTTTTAATCTCAATCCTCTACCTATTGATTGCAAATTTCTTATCCGAGATTTACTAGGGCTACTAAAAACAATGTTGTGTAGGTTACGAATATTAATACCGGTACTGAAAGTACCATACGAAGCAATGATAATAGCATTGTCTGAATTTTCTGTAATCTCTCTAACCTGTTCTCGCTCTGCGGCTTCAACTCCACCGTGGACATAAAATACTTTCTTATCTCCGGCCCTTTCTGTTATCATATCATATAGAGTTTGGCCGTGTTTCTCTACATACTGAAATAAACAAAGCGTATTACCTTGTAAGTTAACCGCCAAATTTCGTATGTATTTATTCCTTTTTTCACTTTGAACCAGGTAATTCATTTCTTCTTGATATGTTTTTCCAAAATTATGTTTACATTCAATTGCACCATGCTTTAATATTAAACAGAAAATTTTTAAGTCTGCTAACTGTTTCTTTTCTTGTAGCTCAGTTGTGGTTACCACTTTATTTACTGCACCAAATAGACCTTCTAATACCAACTTATGTGTTTTAGTACCATCTAAAGTGCCAGTCATGCCAACTTTATACTGACAATCTATCATCTTTGTTAATATCTTTGTAAGGGAAACTGCTTTAAATAAGTGAGCTTCATCACCTATTATCATACCAAATTGTTTAAACCAATACTTTGGTAGATTGTAGATAGACTGCCAAGTAGATATAACAACCGGTTTATTGGTATCTTTTTCATGTCCTTGATATATTCTATGACAATTTCTATCCGGTGCCCATCCATAATCTTTAAAATCTTTATATAATTGTTCAACCAAAGAGGTTGTTGGCACTATAATAAGTATCTTTTTCTTTCTTTCTTTTAATCTTAATATATTAAATCTGACAAGTAGATAACTAATAAGAGATTTCCCGCTAGCAGTAGGAGAAAGCAATAAACACCTATTTTTTCTAACAGCATATATAAAGGCCTCCTTCTGGTAATCTCTAACTTCTAATGGTATGTTTAGGGCATTAATAAATTGGTCAACCTTCGTATCTTCAACTTTAGTGTCTTGTATTTTTGATCCATCAACACATTCTACTTCATTTTTCTTACACCAATCTAATATGTATGGATATAATCCAACATATATTTGGCCTGTTGCATATGAAAACAACCTTATTTTGCCATCCCATACCCGATTTCTATATAGATTCATGAACTTAAAACCAGGTACTTCAAATGTGAAATAAGCACCTAGTTCTCTACGAATATCTTCCTCAGCTTGGATTTTTAAATAGACATCATCTTTTTTGTCTATTATTAAATATCTAGTTGTTGGTAAAATATATTCTTTATGTTTAGGCATTACTTTGTATTGCATTTCTACCACCACATTTTTTCATTGCCGCTTTTAGTTTTACTACCATATCAAAGATTAATGCGTCTGTATGAAATGGTCCAGGAGTAAATCTTAATCTTTCAGTACCTACAGGAACAGTCGGCCAATTAATAGGTTGTACATAGATACCTTCTTTATATAAAAGTTCATCTGATATTGCTTTAGCTCTTTTAGGGTCCCCAATAATTACAGGAACAATATGACTATCATTTTTCATAACTTCTATACCTTGTCTAGCAAGTTCTAATTTAGTTTTATTTGCTCTTTCGTGTATTTGTTCTCTTAATTCAGGATGGTCTCTAACATATTTAATACTTGTTAAAGCACCAGCACAAATAACTGGACTTAAACTAGTTGTAAATATAAAAGCACTTGCCAAACTTCTTATGGCGTCAATAAAATCTTTTTTTCCTGCAATGTATCCACCTTGTACACCGAACGCCTTTGCTAATGTTCCATTTATTATATCAACTTCTACATTATCTCTTTCACATATTCCAGCACCTTCTTGTCCATAAAGACCAACAGCGTGTACCTCATCTAAAAATGTTATTGCATTATATTTTTTTGCTAATTCATTTATTTCTTTTACTGGTCCAATATCTCCGTCCATAGAATATACACTTTCAAATACTACACATTTTGGACCTTCGTATGATTTTAAAATTCTTTCTAAATCTTCTACATCATTATGTTTAAATATTTCTTTCTTACATCTACTATGCCTAATGCCTTGTATAAGAGAAGAATGATTTAATGAGTCTGATATATACAATAAGTCAGGTATAATTTTTCCTAAAGTTTCTAAAGTTGTTTGATTAGCATTATATGCTGAAGTAAATATTAATGCCTTTTCTTTTTTATGAAAATCTGCTAATTCTTCTTCTAAAGCATTATGATAGTGAGTAGAACCAGATATGTTTCTTGTACCTCCAGCTCCTGCCCCACTTGATTCTAATGCTGTTTTCATTGAGTCTATAACATAAGAGTGTTGTCCCATACCTAAATAATCGTTAGAACACCAATTGACTATTTTTTTAATTGAGTATTTTGAATACCAAATAGCGTGAGGAAAGTTTCCTCTAGTCCTAACTATATCATTAAAGACTCGGTATCTTCCATCTTCTTTATATTCGTCTATGACTTGTTTAAATTTATCTAAATGTTCCATTACACTATATATGAGAATAAAAAGTCTTCAGGCATGGCAGATTCTTTAAGATGATATAACATTAAACAGCGCCGCTAGTAAACTTACGCCAGTCAATAGCGTTCTTAATAGTAAATGTTCTATTTGAAATTTGTCTTATTGTTCTATCTAAAAATTCAACCGTTGTTGTTAAATAATCAACCTTTTGTTTTGCTTTAATATACTCTTGGTCTGATTCTATATACTTGTCCACATCTTGTCTTAACAACTTAAAGTTAAAGGGATTTTCTTTGTAAACTTCAACATCAGCTTTACCTGTATAATATTCCCAAAGTTTTCTTTTTGTTTCTGCTAAATCCGATTCCGCTCTACTTAACATCAATCTATATTTTGATAGATGTTTCATAAATTTGTTGTGTAATTGAGGTGTGTTTAAAGATTCTAAATCAAGTTCAGTATCATTAATCTTCAAATCTTTATCAGCTAGTTCTTGTAATTTTTCTAAATCCATAATCTCTCCAATGTATCATAATTTAATAAAAATGTAAAGTTTAGGAAGAGGTTTCTGTAGCTCTACTTGCACTTTTTAAAGCAAACTCAAATATCTTATAATTAAAAGTCACACTTGCTGTTAGATAAGATACATCCGTTGCCTGTTGGTCATAATCTAATCCAGTTAATCTAACTGGAAAAACATCACTAAATCTTACTTCTATATTTGACCTATTTTTACTAGTAAGTATATTTAAAGTTGCGTCTGAATAGATAGCACCCACATTACCAGCACCATGTTTAACCTTACCTGCGTCTGTTTCTTGATTTGTACCAGAAGATGTTGGAAATCTATCAGCACCACTAGCTAACAACGCTCTAAATTGTGACCTGTCTTTAGGAAATCCTAAACCTGTCATCCAACCATGTATCTCTCTATAGTTTTCTAAATTTTCATCTACAATAAATGTCATAACCAAATCACCATAACTCAATACTGATCCAGGTAAAGGTATATCTGTCAATGGAGTTTCTTGTTCCAATGATCCTAATGAAATACCAGGCACATTAACACTTGTACAAAAGTATTCCACTTTAGGCAGTTTTGTAATTTGAAATTTAAACTGTTGTGGTGAGGCGAAATCCAACTTTGTTGGTTGCCTATCCATTTTAGTTGTAGTTGTCATACCACTA